GACCTCAATCCGACCAACAAGGGCCACTGGACCAATTTGCTGTTCGGCGAGAAGCGCGATCCGATGTCGCGGCAGCCGCTCGCCAACCCGGAGGATTACGCCAGGATGTTCCTCAATCCGGGCGATAACGCCGCCAATCTTACCGAGGCATACCTTAAAAGCCTGGAGAATTTGCCCGAGCGCCACCGCAAGCGCTTCTTCGAAGGCGTCTATATCGATAATCTCGACGGCGCTTTGTTCAGCTACGAGGCCATTGCTCGCGGGCGGGTCGCCGATTTCGCGCTGGGACGCTGCGTGCACATCGTTGTGGCGGTTGATCCTTCCGGTGCCGCCAGCCGTGACGATGAAGCTGCCGACGAAATCGGTATCGTTGTTGCGGCAAGAGGCGACGACGGTCATGCCTACGTTTTGGCGGATCGCTCGCTGCGCGATGCGCCGGCCGTGTGGGGGCGCGTCGCCGTGCGGGCCTATCATGAGTTTCGGGCGGATCAGATCATCGCCGAGGAAAACTTCGGCGGCGAAATGGTGCGCTTCGTCATCCGCGCCGCCGATCCTCATGCGCCGGTGCGTGTGATTTCGGCGTCGCGCGGAAAGGCCCAACGCGCCGAGCCGGTCTCGACGCTGTATGAACGCGGCATCGTGCATCACGTCGGGCGATTTGCAGTGCTGGAAGATCAGTTGTGTGCGTTCACGACGCAAGGCTATCGCGGTGAAGGCAGCCCCGACCGCGCTGACGCGCTGGTCTGGGCGCTGACGGATCTGATGTTGGGGCAAGCCGAGGGCTGGGGAGTTTTCGAATACTATCGTCAGGAAGCGGCGGCGACCAAGGCAGATCGCCGGTCAGTGACGACGATTCCGGCGAAGACGGTCAAGTTGCGGGCGCCTGATGGCGTTTCAACCATCCACGGGTCGTCAGGGCGGTCTTATCTCGTCGATGCCGTCGGCGTCGTCGAAGTGACGGACGATGATGCGGGACCGCTGCTCGCTCATGGCTTCGAGCGTCTCGATGCCCGAGATGCGGCTGCCGAAGAATCGTCATAACGTCCGGCAGGATACCGGCCGGGCAGTCGTTTTGCGCACAGCGCTCGGTCAATCAGCAAGTGCGAGAGGAAATACGATGAAGAGTTTCCCGATTGTGGCGATCGCGTTTCTTGTTCTGGCGGCTTCGCCAAGTGCGCTCGCGCAGGAGACATATCCGGACTCTAAAAACTCGAAAGTCGCGATTCCCTCTGTCGTCGAAAAATGCCTCAATACCGCCGGCCAGGCCGTGCCGGTGTCGAACGGCCAATGCGCCAATCCATCGCAAATATCATCCTATGCGCCATCGACACTGCCGACCTCGAGCATCACGCGGCCGGCCAACACCACGACCTACACGGCGAACACCGGCTGGTGCCATGCGACCAGCTCGTGCTCTTCTGTCTTTACGTTCGCCAATGCGTGCCGCGCCAATGGCGGCGAGATCGTGATCTCGGGCATCGACATCTGGTCCAGCAATAACCCATCGGTGAAACTTGCCGGAGTGCTTTACATCTTCAATGCGACGCCGGGTACGGTCATCGCCGATAACGCCACCTTTCAGATCGCGTCGTCGGACTTCGGGAATCAGACCGGATCGTTCAATGGCATCGCGTTCACGCTTGGCAGCCAGCAGGCGTCCGGCGCGGCAAACAGCGGCATGTCATTGGCCGCCAACTTGCCGGCGCGCTGCGCCTCCGGTTCGACGACGCTCTACGGCATGGTCGAGGTGACGAACGCCTACGTGCCGGCGAGCGGCGAAGTCCTCAACATCAATCTGCACAGTGTGGGCGTGAACTGATGATGTTGCGCGCAATCGTCACCGCTCTTCTGGCGCTCCCTGCCGCGGCGCCGTCCGCGCTGGCGTGGCAGCCGGGTACACCACTCTCGTTGCTCCAGCCGCCGCCGTTCGTCGGCAACGTCAACGGCGTTGCAATCGCGGGCCTGCCGCTGCCGTCAGCGGACATCAACTGCACGACGCGGCAAGCCTATCAGAACGGTCTCTGGGGCGACCCGGTAAATTTCATTAACACGGCGCGCGCACTCGTTGCCTACGCAGTCGACAATTCCGGAAATTGGAGCCTGACGGCGACGAGCGTATCAGGCGTCGGCGGCGGCGCGCTGCGCGAGAACAATATCGGCTGTCTGAGCGAGGTTGCGAGCGAGAATTACGTCCCGAACAGCAGCGCATCGGGCGCAGCCGCCGGAACTCCGGGAACGATGCCGACGGGATGGACGAACGCGCCCTCGTCGGGCGTGACCGTCAGTGTCGCATCGGTCCGGACTATTGGCGGCGTTCAGACTGTCACCTTCAACATCGCGGGAACTGTCGGTTCCGGTGGCGCCTCGACCTACATCTACATGGGGCCGAGCGCGACCACGGTCGCAGTCTCCAGCGGACAGCAGTACACGATCAGCGCATGGCTTGGCGCAAGCGGATGCGCGTCGCTAAACCAGTTCTACTTGCTGGCGACCTACAACGTCAGCGGCAATATCGCCAGCGGTAACCTCCAATCCAATCTGGCGAGTGCGATCGCACGGTTCAGTCAGAGCGGCACCGTGAGCGGGAGCAATACGACGCTCTCGCTGCCGTATGTCAACGCATACTTCAATGCCGGCGCGGTCAACTGCAACATCACGATAGGTTGGCCGCAGGTGGAGCCGCGCTCCGCGCCGTCATCGCCGATCGTTACCAGCAATGGAGCGGTCAGCCGTCCGGCCGATGTCGGCACGCTGATCAATCCATTACCATTCGGTCGGGCTTTCACGGCTTACGCGTCGGGTACGCCGAACGATCCGGTCAGCTACGGCACAACGCAGACTCCGCTGCAGATCGATGAAGGCGACAATAACAGCCGATGGGATCTCGACCGCGGGTCCGGCAGCGGCCAGGTCGGGGTCGGGATGACGATCGCCACGACCGCGGAAAACGTACCAAACGTCACCGGTATTTGGAGTGCCGGAGCGTTCGGTAAGGCGATCTATGCCATTGATCCCGGTGCGCAGAGCGCGGACTGGAGCGGCGAGCCGTCGGGTGTACAGACCTATGCTGGCGTCGGCACCTTCGCCGCTTCACGTGTCGACTTCGGGTGGGGCGCGAACGCCAACCACCAATTTGATGGTTCGGTCGCCAGGATCATGGTGTGGCCGTCGATTCAGATACCGGCGAGCCTTTTGCCGTCCATCGTCGCCGGCACTGGCCCGTAAGAAAGTGCAACGCGGTCGCTAGCGTTGCAGCGGACGTCGCGGAAGACGCCCAAGAATTTAGTCTCGGCACACGCCTATGCGGCGCACCATTGCGCGCGCATGCCGTGGCCCGCTTTTTGCGGGCCTGACCCGCGCACCTTTCTCGTCCCGCTGTGATGCTCCGCGCAGTCCGTCGTCCCACCCCGGCGGAACTGCGTTGCTTCCGGCACAGCGGGGACGTGTGAAAGGGACGCGGGTCATTCGGGTCGGGATCCCTTTGCGGTCGCGCTACGGGGATCCCGACCCAGCTTTGTCACAGCGCGATGCATCGGCTGTCGATCAAACAACGCGGGATTCTGATGAGCGAGCAGCTAAATGATGTCGGCCGGCCGACGTTGCCGCGGTCGCCATATCAGATCCAGGTTTCTTATGGCGCAAGCAAGGCCACATCGAGCAACGGGATTGCGCGCGGCACCGGCGCCGACTGGTTCGGCCCGCTCAATCCGCTTAATCCCATCGCACCGCCGGATGTCGCCGGCCGCCGCTTCGATTTTCCGCCCGGCTACAACATCACTACCCGGCCGCGCGCTTACGAGCCGATCGGCTTTCACGAGCTGCGGGCGTTCGCCGACGCCTACGATCTTATTCGTCTCGTCATTGAGACCCGCAAGGACCAGATGGAGCGCCAGCGCTGGCGCATCCGGCTGCGTACCCCGTCCCTGACCCTCCCCCGCTCGCGGGGGAGGGAAGGGTGGGGGCGTTCGGCTACGGTGATTGATGCCGACACCCAGGTCCGCATCATCGCGGTCGAGCATTTCTTTCACAAGCCTGACGGCGTGACGCGCTGGAAGACCTGGCTGCGCGCGTTGCTCGAAGACATGTTCGTCATCGATGCGGCGTCGTTATTCTGCCAGCGCACCCGCAGCGGACAATTGTTTGCGCTGCATCAGCTCGACGGCGCCACCATCAAGCGGGTGATCGACGATTGGGGCCGCACGCCGCTGCCTTATCGCGACGCCGACGGGCTCACAGTCTATCCGCCGGCCTATCAGCAGGTGCTCAAAGGCCTGCCGGCCGTCAATTATTCGGCCCGCGACATCATCTACCGGCCGCGCAATGTGCGGGCCCACAAGGTCTACGGCTATTCGCCGGTGCAGCAGGTGCTGATGACAGTCAACATCGCGCTGCGCCGCCAGCTCTGGCAGCTCGACTATTACACCGAAGGTTCGATCCCCGACGCGCTGATCGGCGTGCCGACCAACTGGACGCCTGAGCAGATCAAACAATTCCAGGATTACTGGGACACCGAATTCTCAGGCGACCTCGCCAAGCGCCGCCGCGCCAAATTCGTGCCCGGCGATACCGCGGCCAAGGTGGTGCAGACCAAGGAGCCGCAGCACAAGGACGATTTCGACGAATGGCTCGCCCGCATCATCTGCTTTGCCTTTTCGGTGCCGCCGCAATGGGCGGTCAAGCTGATGAATCGCGCCACCGCCGACAATCAATCGGCGCAGAGCGAAGAGGAAGGTCTTGAGCCGACCAAGGAGTGGGTGAAGGACCTGGTCGACGAGATCATCGCCGACGAGTTTTCGTCGCCCGATCTTGAACTGCATTGGCTCGACGAGGATGCCGACCCTGCTGATCTGGAGGCCAAGCTGGAAGGCCGCGTAAAACTCGGCGCCGTCACGCTCAACGAAATGCGCGATCGTCTCGGGCTCGACCCTTACGCCAACGCCGCCGCCGATCGTCCGATGGTCCTTACCGCCGCCGGCTACGTGCCGATCGAGGCGAATGTGCCCGGCGAAGGCGCAAGCGCTGCAGGCGCCAACGTTCAACCGACACCAGTGGTCGCGAAGCGGACTTTTGCTAAAGATTACGATCCCGACCAACCGCGCGTGCCGGCGGGCAGCCCAGACGGCGGACAGTGGACGAGTGATGGCGGAAGCGGATCATCGACCGACCCACGTATCATCTCAGGCGCAATACCTGGCAACGCTTCGATACCGGGCGCCCAATACGCGGGCGGCATTGAGGAAGGCGAAGGTGAAAACCGTGTCAGACAATCGCTTGAAGCAACACCTGCGCAGGAAGCAAGGTTAGCAATCGCCGAATCTCGCTGGCAGGACATGATCTCTCAGGTGCAAGCTCTCGATATAAATTGGAAGCCCACTCCCGGCCTATATGAAACCGTCGAAGGGCAAATGACCAATCTCGAAGCCCAGACGCAAGAAGCGCAGAATCGGTTATCCGAACTAGCGTCCTTTGGCATTGGGCCTGGTCCTTTCGCTGCGGAATCCATACCCGCGCGCGGACCGGATCGCGACTTTACGGCTCAAGAGCGCGCCCAAATTAATGAGATAGGGTCGGAGACTGGATGCCACACTTGTGGTACACAAGATCCGGAAACGAGCAGCGAAAATTTTGTCCCGGATAACCAACCGCCCAGTGCACTCAATTCAATTGGCGGAGCCCAACGGCTGTATCCGCAATGCCTGACCTGTAGTCGGCGTCAGGGCGGGTGGATCACCGGCAATGGCGGAGGGCAATAATGGACTCGAAGTCAATAAGTCTCCGTGTGCCGAACGCCATTTTTTTTCATTACCGGCTCTGAAACGAGGGATACCCCCAAAATTGAACGAGGCTCCAGTATTTGGTCTACGCCTGCTTGCATTGCCGTCGGCTGCACTTCGGACGTCGACGGCGAGACTCGGATCGATATGGGTTGGTCGGAACATGTCGGCCTTCAGGGTAGTCCGGCGTTCGACGGCAAATTGGAGACTCCGAGCAGAGTCGTCAGCGTAGACATCGTTCCCGGCAAGAAGGTTCTAGAGCAAAATGTGCCGTATGCGACTACACGAATTCGAATATGGCTAAATCATCCGGTAGAGCCCGATAATGTAACCATTGGGCTAGACTGACTTCGCGGGCGCGCATTATCTGTTTTGCCTTTCGCTTGTGATCTGGAAAAGTGGCAACCGGTTTTCCGAAAAGATCGTGCACCGCTGAAGGAATTTGGCCATCGCAATGGGCGGTGAAGCTGATGAACCGCGCCACCGCCGACAACCAGTCAGCGCAGACGAGCGGGGATGATTTTGAGCGAAAGCTTTTCGGGAATAGCAACTCGCATACGAGCCTAGGTGAATACCGTATATGCGGGACAAAATCGTGACGACGCCAAATTCCTTTAGTTTGCGGGACGCCACGGTACCAGCTCTGGCGGCACGACTGTTTCGCCAACGGCTCGATCCTCGACGCGCTGATCGGCGTGCCGCGCGGTCTTAGACGGGGATTACGCGGCGCGGCATCGGCGGAGCCGGGTAGCGCCCGGTCATGGCATTCCAGTAGGCCCAGGAACGTTCATCGATAATCCCCGGCGGTGCGCGCTCCAGCGCCTCCCGAAAATCGTCGAGATCGAGATAGCGCCGCACCACGGCAAGGTCTTTCACTACGCCGTAAGTCATCAGATAGGCGAGAAAGCGAACCGGATCGGCCAGAGTACGCTCGGGAGGTTCGAACCAAACGACGCGCCGTGCCACCGCCAACAAGTCGGGATTGCAAGGGAGCAATTTCACGGCTTGGCACCCCTCCTTGCGACGGCATCAAGCGCCGGGAGATTTTGCGGATCGGTAGCCTGTACGGCTGCAACAAGGTCGCGCCGTACATCCGGTGGAAGATCCGCGAGAGCCGGCTCGGCGTGATAAGCGATGGCTTTGAGTGCAAGCAAAGGATTGAACTCGGCGCCATAGATTATCACCGCTGCGGCAAGCATTGTCGCTAAGGATATCTTGGCCTTTGTCAGTAGTGCGTGAATGTCGAGGTAGTCCTTGGGTTCTGCGCGCTGGGTGACCACGGCGGCCTTCATGCCGGCGACGTCGAGCAGGGCGGCAACGTTGAATTGTGGTCCCTGTACCGGCTCGGCGGCAGCGACTTGCCCGAGATCGAAGTTGCCGAAGAAAGAGAGCTGAACCGGACCGTCGCGGTCGACACTCACTGTCAAGTCATTCGCTGCTGATCTGAGGACCTGCGCGCCTTTCAGGTAGGAGATCGTTTCCATAAGCATATGCGGCTCAAAAAGATTCGGCGAAAAGAAATCGAAATCGGCCGATTGGCGGTGTCCGAGCCGCAACGCAATCGCCGTGCCGCCATACAGTGTGAAATGACTTGGGGTCTGGACAAGTTCCGCCCAAAGGCGTCGCTGCGCGGGCGGCAGAATGTCGAGGCGCGGAGCGAATCCAACTGACATGCCCCATTTTACCTCACTCGAGGTCCAGATGGGAGCGGTTATAGCCGGAACGATGCTTCGCTAGGTGTTCGCGACCACCTTTAGTTTCGAGGCAGTTTTCGCCAGGCGCGTTCATGCCCTGGCTTCGCCTGCACATGCGCCGTGAAAACTTGAAAGAGGAGTGCGCGATGGATGACATGAAGCTCTTTGTGCCGATTACCAAGATCGATGCGGCGCAGCGCCTGGTTTATGGCGTGGTTACCGCGGAGAAGCCGGACGTGTCCGGCGAGGTCTGCGACTACGCCTCGACCAAGCCGCTTTATCAGGTGTGGTCGCAAAAGTTCGCCAGCGCCACCGACGGCAAGAGCCTCGGCAATCTGCGCGCCATGCACGGCCGTGTCGCCGCCGGAAAACTCATTGAGATCGCGTTTAACGATGAGGCCAAGCAGGTGGAAATCTGCGGCAAGGTGGTCGACGACGCTGAATGGCAGAAAGTAGAGGAGGGGGTCTATACCGGCTTCTCCCAGGGCGGCCGCTACCTCAAGCGCTGGCCAGACCCGGATCGGCCTTCATTAACGCGCTACACCGCCGAGCCGCTTGAGGTTTCGCTGGTCGATCATCCGTGCCTGCCGGAAGCGACTTTTGCGGTGATCAAGGTCGACGGTTCGACCGAGCTGCGCAAGTTCAAAGCCGGTGTATCGGGCGAGCGAGTGCCGTTGACGAAAGTCGGCGCGCGACATTCCAAGGCCGATAAAGAGCGCATCAAAAAGATCCACAATCTCCTGGCCGAGCTTGATCCCGGATGTTGCCCCGCCGTCGGCCTCCCGGGCGCGAACGTTGACACCGATCCGGAATTTTCGTCGCAAGCCGGGGAGACCGGTGACGAGGACATTTCCGACAGCAACATTGCCGACGGCGAGATGGAAGAATTCGCCAAGGTGCTGCGGCTCCGTGTCGAACGTCCGTTGGCCAAAGCGTTGCATGCGGTGACGACACGCCTCGACGAAATGGCGGCGCGGGTGCGGAAAATCGAGCATCAACCGCTGCCGCTCGGCTCGACTTCGGTGCGCGTGGCCGAGAAGAGTGAAGACTCGCAGTTTGCCGCGCCTGATCAGCTGCTCGATCGGCCCGGCGCGCTTGAGGCGCTCGCCGAGCTCGCCATCCGCAAAGCACAGTCCAATCCTATGCGCGCCATGCCCGGTTTCCGGGCGCGCCAGGAATAACGCCGCTTCGTTATCAGCTCCGCTCGTCCCCGCGAACGCAGGGACCCAGTCCTTCGCATTCTGCTGCTGGATTCCCGCTTACGCGGGAATGAGCGGGCGCGAGCCGAAATGTCCACCATCCAACCAGACGGGACCAACGCCATGTATCAGCCCAATCTCCAACACGTGCTTGCCAAGTCGACCATGCCGCGCACTGTGCAGGACTATAATGCCGCGCTCGCCAGCGCCGGCGGCTTCCTTCAGGAGATCGAAAGGGCCCACGCCAATCCGCTGCCCGGCGATCCGCTCGGCAAGAGCAGCACGTTTTCTGAATCGACGTCGGCGACGTCGGGGCTGACTTATTACGATCTCGAGCTGGGCGCGAAGTTCCTCTATCCGCTGCTGACGCCGCTGCGCAACGAAATCCCGCGCGTGTCCGGCAAAGGCGGCATCCAGGCCAACTGGCGCGCGGTGACCGGCGTCAACACCACGGGGCTGCGCATCGGCGTGTCCGGCGGCAATCGCGGCGGCGTGCAGGCGGTATCGACCCAGGATTACACCGCCGCCTACAAGGGCATCGGCATCGAAACCTCGGTCGACTTCGAAGCGCAATATGCCGGCATGGGCTTTGACGACGTCAAGGCAATCGGCGCCAAAGTCGGCCTCGAAGCCTGCATGCTGGGCGAAGAGATTCTCATCCTTGGCGGCAATACATCGGTGGCGCTCAGCACGACGCCGACGCCGTCGCTGGCGCCGTCAACGAGCGGCGGCAGCCTCACTGCTGCGGCGAGCCCCTATAGCGTCATCTGCGTGGCGCTCGCACTCGACGCCGTGGTCAACGGCAGTGTCAGCGGCGGGATCCAGGCCGCGATCACCCGCAGCAACGCCGACGGCTCGTCAGACACTTTCGGCGGCGGCGCCGCGGGCAAGTCGGCGAATGCCAGCAGTTCGATCTCGTCCGGAACGACCGGCTCGATCGCGGCGACCGTCGCGCCGGTGACCGGCGCGCTCGGCTACGCCTGGTTCTGGGGCGCGGCCGGCTCGGAAGTTCTCGGCGCCATCACCACCATCAATTCGCTGGTGATCACCGCGAATGCCACGGGCACGCAGACCGCGGCTTCGCTCGGCTCAAGCGACAACTCGACCAACGTTCTGGTATTCGACGGTCTGCTCTACCAGGCGTTCAAGTCGGGCTCGAATGCCTACGTCGCTTACTTGGCAACCGGCACCGCCGGCAGCGGCTCGACGCTCACCGGCGACGGCGCCGGCGGCATCGTCGAGATCGATGCAGCGTTGAAAAACCGCTGGGACACTTACCGGCTGTCGCCCGACACCATGTGGGTGTCGTCACAAGTCGCCAACGATCTGTCGGCAAAGATTCTCGCCGGCGGCAGCAACGCCGCGCAACGCTTTGTGTTTGAGAGCGAGCAGGGCGCGCTCGGCGGCGGCGTCATGGTGCGCACCTACCTCAACAAGTTCTCCATGGCGGGCCCGAAGACGCTCGACATCCGCGTCCATCCCAACATGCCGGCCGGCACCCTGCTGATGACCTCGCGCACCTTGCCTTACCCGCTGTCGAACATCGGCAACGTCATGCAGGTCCGCACCCGGCAGGACTACTACCAGATCGAGTGGCCGCCGCGCGCTCGCCGTTACGAGAGCGGTGTCTACGCCGACGAGGTGCTGCAGCACTACTTCCCGCCGTCCATGGCGGTGATCTCGAACATTGCGGCGGGGTGA